ACGACAAGTGGAAGGATATGGGATTATTAAGAACAGTACCAGGTAACAAAATTCACTATAAGCATGTTACTGAATGGTTTTTAGAAGTACAGAATGAATATGACATCTACCTTCCATGGCATGGCTACGACTCATGGAGTGCTGATTACTATGTAGAAGAAATGAAGTCTTATTTTGGAAAAGACGGAATGGAGCCAGTTATACAGGGTAAAAAGACCTTATCTGGTCCTATGAAGCGTTTAGGAAGGGATTTAGAAGCTAAGAGAATTAACTACAATAATTCACCTATACTTAAGTGGAATTTATCAAATGTAGCCGTAGAAACAGATAAAAATGACAACATTCAACCAGTTAAGACAAGTAATCAGAGAAGGAGAATTGACGGTTTTGCCTCTCTGCTTAACGCCTATGTAGTACTAGAAAGACACTACGAGGATTACATCAACTTGATTTAGAGGGGGGTGAGAGAGTGGGCTTGTTCGACTTTCTCAGACCGAAAAACCGGGCCGTTTCGGTATCGCAATACAAGATGATCACCGATGAAGGAGAAGGCTTTTATGCCTGGAACGGTAACCTGTATCAATCGGACATAGTAAGGGCTGCCATACGGCCAAAAGCCAGGGCAATTGGGAAAACGGTTGGTAAGCATATACGAGAAACTATAAAACCTGATGGAAGCAAGGATGTGAAAATCAACCCTGAACCTTACATCAGGTTTTTGCTTGAAGAACCCAATCCTTACATGACCGGGCAGATGCTTCAGGAGAAATTGGCAACACAGTTGGAGCTGAACAACAACGCTTTTGCCTATATTGACCGAGATGAGAACGGGTATCCGACGGCTATTTATCCGATTACGCCTACGGCTGTTGAAGCTTTGAAGGACGGCCGAGGCGAACTGTACCTGAAGTTCACGCTGAAGAATGGCAGGGGCGTGACGTTCCGGTACACAGACATCATCCATCTGCGCAAGGACTTTAATAACAGCGAGATATTTGGCGAGCCAACAGCCGGGGTACTGGCTCCGCTAATGGAGATAGTCAACACCACCGACCAAGGCATTGTAAAGGCCATTAAGAACTCAAACATCATTAAGTGGCTGCTTAAGTTTAACCAGACGCTGCGGCCCGAAGACTTAAAGAAGCAGACCAAGCAATTTGTGCAGGATTATCTCAGCATCGAGAGCGAGTCGGTAGGGGCTGCGGCTACCGACGCTAAAGCTGACGCAATCCAGGTAGAGCCCAAAGACTACGTGCCTAACGCGGTACAGATGGACAGGACAGTCCAGCGAATCTACAGCTTTTTCAACACCAATAGCAAAATTGTGCAGGGCAGCTACGACGAGGACGAATGGATCTCTTATTATGAGCAGAGTGTGGAGCCAGATGTAATCCAAATGAGCGGCGAGTACACCCGCAAGCTCTTCACTAGGAGAGAGAGAGGTTTTGGTAATAAGATTGTTTTCGAGAGTTCAAACCTGACTTTCGCTAGTATGCAGACTAAACTTAATCTGGTGCAGTATGTTGACCGTGGAATACTCAGCCCAAACGAAGTCAGAGAAATCCTCAACATGGCACCACGTGAGGGAGGGGATGAGTATGTCAGGCGGCTAGATACCCGGCCGACGACAGAGTAATTGGAGGTGAATGAATGGCCAGAGTGAATATTAAAGGTCCTATTGTATCTAACAGTGATTACCCGATTTACGAGTGGTTTGGTATTGAGGCAACATGCCCCAAGATGGTTAATGATGCAATCGCCAAGGCTAACGGTGAAGAGTTGGAAGTTATCATCAATTCTGGTGGGGGCAGTGTATTCCCTGCTTCTGAAATTTACACCGTATTAAGAGATTACGCCGGGAATACCATCGTCAAAATTGTCGGTCTGGCTGCCAGTGCTGCGAGTGTGGTGGCGATGGCCGGCAAAAAAGTTATGATGTCGCCCACGGCGCAAATGATGATCCATAACGTAACAACGTATGCAGAGGGCGACTACCGGGACATGGAACACACGGCAGACATACTGAAAACCGCCAATGACACTATTGCTAATGCCTACCGACTAAAAAGTGGCAAGACGCAAGAAGAGTTGTTGGCCTTGATGGATGATGAAACCTGGATGACTGCTCAAAAAGCAAAGGAGTTAGGGTTGATTGACGAGATTATGTTCGAGGACGATGTGCAACTAGCAGCATCTACTGACTATTCGGGGTTGCTGCCACCCGAAGTCATAAACACCGTGCGGAACAAACTGCAAAGTGAGAAGGCGCTAAAGGCAGCACAGGCCAAGCTAAACTATTTGAAATTGAAGGGAGAGGTTATCAGTGACTAAAGAAAAGTACCTGGAGCAGCGCAATGCGTTGCTGGCCGAGGTTGAGGCCCTAATTGCGGAAGGTAAAATTGATGAGTCCAACGCAAAAATGGAGGAAGTTAAGGAACTCGACAACAAGTGGGAGCAGGTTAAGCTGGCTAACGCCAACCTTAACGCTCTCAAGGACAACATAACCGGCATTGAGCTGGAAAACAGGGGCGTGGAGCCCAAAGGAGAGGTGACTGTAGTGGAGACCGTAGCACAGACCAAAACCGTGGATCAGGCCGCCGTGTATGAGGTAGCCTGGGCAAAGACCCTGCAGGGGAAAAAGCTAGAGGACAGCGAGCAAGCGGTGTTTGACAAGATTAACGCAGAGTTCCGTAACGCCTATACGCATGACACCGGCAATACTCCGACCCTGATCCCGCAGACCGTCGTAGCTGGCATCTGGAAGCGTGCCGAGGAAATGTATCCGTTGCTAGGTGACATCAAGAAGTACAATGTGCGTGGCACGCTGGTGATGAACAAGCACACATCTATTGCTGAAGGTGACGCTGCCTGGTATGACGAGGCTACCGCTACCGCCGATGAGAAGAACGTATTTGGTCAGCTCACCCTGACCGGGTGCGAGCTCGCCAAGGCGATCACCGTCACATGGAAGCTACGCAGCATGGCAACGGAAGAGTTCATCCCGTATATCAAAAACGAATTGGGCGAGCGTGTTGGTGTTGCGCTGGGTACTGCCATTGCTCAGGGTAAGGGCAAACCCGGTGACAGTGATAGCTTTAAGCCCGAGCCGCAGGGCATCGAGACTGCGCTGAATGCGGAAATTAATACGCCGCAAGTTGTGACCTATAACCCAGACGCTAGTCCGGCGGACCCGGTAGATTACGAAAAGATCACTACCTTGATTTCCAAGGTACACTCCAGCTATTTAAGCGGCAGTGTATTCTACGCCAATAATTCCACCATTTGGACGGTACTGGCCAACATCGTGGACACCACTGGCCGCCCGATCTTCATACCTGACACAACTGCTGGCGGGGTAGGCCGGATGCTGGGCTTTGTTGTTAAGGCTGATGCGGGCGTGAGCGCAAATAGCGTAATTTTCGGCAATGCCAACAAGGGCTATGTGTTCAACACCAACGAGCCCATGACCCTAGCAACCGAGGAACACGTCAAGGCCCGCACTGTGGATTATGCGGCCTATACCATCGTGGATGGAGCGGTGCTTGACACTAAAGCCTTTGCGCTGTTAAAAAAATCCTCGTAACCGTTAGCCCTGAAACAGCCACGTTTGACCTCAACACAGAGGGCGATGGTTACGCAGACGTGGTGCTAACGGTTACTGCCGATGGTGGCACAGTAACCATAGGAGATATTTACATCGGTGAAGATAAATTGACAAAAACAACAGACTACACCGAAAGCGAAGGCAAAATCACAATCAAAAAAGAAACACTCGATGACCTGGACGAAGGCAAATATGTAGTTACAATCAAAACCAACCAAGGCGATGCAACGGCAACTATAATTGTAGAGGACACAACAGAATCGGGTTAAAGGAGGGTAACCGCCAATGAAATATGAAGTCATCCGGCGGTTTTGCGATAAGTACACCGGGGAGATAATTCTTCCCGGTGCAACCTTTATTTGTGATGAAGCTGACCGGATTAAAGACCTAACCGACAGAGGAATCATCAAGAAACAAGACCTTAACCCCGATGAAATGACAAAAAAAAGAAGATGGAGACTGGAGAGACTACCTTCAAAAATATCCTGCAACAAAAGAGTATTTGTCAAGCTACACAAAAAAGGAACTGCAGGTAATGCTTGGCGAAAAAGGTATTGAATATAACCAAAAGCAGACAAAAACGGAGTTAATAAAACTATTAGGCGGTGATGAATGATGCTAGCTGATGTAAAAGACGCGCTGCGGTTAAGCGGTACCGATTTAGACATCGAGGTCCAGGACCTGATCGACGCTGCAAAAGCGGATCTGCAGTTGTCGGGAGTACACGCCGACAAAATCGTTGACACCGATCCCCTCATCAAGCGGGCCGTGATTGTCTATGCAAAGGCTCATTTCGGCTGGGATAACCCCGAGGCCGATAGATTCGCTAAATCATACGACATGCTTAAACAGCACTTGACGCTATCTACTGAGTACACCGAGGCGGTGACGCCATGAGAGCCGACATGCGAAATAAAATAACCATACTTGCCTTGCAGACCGGTTACGACCCCGAAGGGGAGCCAACGAACGATTGGAAGCCGGTTGAGGGGTTAACCGACCTGTGGGCCAGCAAGGAGCCGCTTCTTGGAAACGAATTTTTCGCCGCCGAACAGACACAAAGCAAGGTTGAAGTCAAGTTCCGGACCTACTATGTACCAGGTGTTAAGAATGAAATGCGAGTACAGGATGACGAGGGTATATATGAGATCCTGTCAGCCATCAACGTCAAGAATCTCAACCGCGAGCTTTTGATGTACTGCAAGAAGGTGAAGTAATGGCAAAGCGGGTCAAATTTGAAATTGAAGGCATGAAGGAGCTGGAGCGTACTATTCGTGAGTTGGGCAAGCTCCCGCAGAAATGTGTCACACAGGCCGCGAAGAAGGGCGCAAGGATCGCGCTCAAGGCGGCCCGGGCTAATGCGCCCTGGGAGACTGGGGAACTTGCAAACGGCATAATTCTGAAGGCCGAAAAGACACGCAAGCGGGGCAAGAAAGTGTATCAGGTTACGATTGATCCGAAGAAAAACGACATCTTTGTGAAGATGACCAAAGACGGCAAGCGGTACTATTACCCGGCATCAATGGAGTATGGCTTCATAACCCGTGATGGTGGCTACAGT